CTACTGTTAAAGTTCTTTGTGTTAATGCTGTTGTGCCGCTTGCTGTTCTTGTACACGCGTCTGAGCCGAAGACAACATCAGTTGATAAAAACTGTAAATGTGAACTTCCTTTAATTCCTGTTTGAATGTCAGCTACTTCTGCCAACCCTCCTGATGCTTGCATCTGTGCAATCAAAGGGAAGTCCTGATCTTCTATGTATGCTGCTAATGTTCCTAAGCTAAATGCCATAATAATTTTTTTTTAATGTTTATTTATTTACTGTAAAAATTGATTTCTTTTTAGGAGAAATTACTCCACTTCTTTTCTTTTTGATTGGTGCTACACTGCTTTCTTTTGCAAGTTCCTCAACTGCTGTAAACATAGCTTTTTCCTTTGTGTCTGCTTCTTCTTTGTATTTAGCAAATTCTGCTTTCACAGTTTCAAGCTCCTCAGAGATTTTAGCAATCTGCTCATTAAATACAGTTTCAGTGCTTTCAATGATTTTGCGAATCTTAGCCTCTGTTACTGTTTCAACAACTGGCTCAGGAGTTGCTTCTGTTTCCATTGCTTCCTCTTCCTCTGCTTCTACTTCTTTAATGTTAGTGATTACGCCCTCTGCTACTGTTACTACTGTTCCATCTGCTAGTGGGTACTCTCCGTTAGGCATTGGAGCTACTTCTCCTTCTACCTCTACAGTAACTACTGCACCAACCTCTAAAGCAGGCTCTATATTTACTAATGTTCCATCTGCTAACTCAGCAGACATTAGTTTAACTTCGGTTACTTCAGGAGTTGCCTCTACAGCCACTTCTGTTTTTTCTTCGCCAAAAATTAAGCTCTTTACTTTGTCTAAAGTTTCTTTACTCATATTATCTATTGTTTGTTTATTTATTACTTGTACATTCTCTTGTACACTTTTTTCAAATGCTTGTATAGCTTGTCTAATTTTATTAATCAAATCTTCATCCATTGTAACAGGTTCTAACTGCTTAAACAGACCTTCTACACTAAAGCCCGAGAACTCCCCTGCTTTTATAGAATTCCATATTTCATCATTATCAACTTTTGCAGAACCCCACAGCGAACCGTTAGGTACTTTCTCAAATTCTTTTGGAGCCACCTTTCCTCTTTCGTTGTCTATAATAAGGTTGTCTAACATATAAACGCCCTCTGCTATTTGTCTAGGGTCGTGCATTAAGTTAAAATTATTGTTTAAACCTAACCTACTTTGCTTTTCTCTTATTTGCTCAATAGTCTTAGCTGAAAACTTAACAAAGAATTTCTCGCCATTCTCTCCTATTCTTGGTATAAGCAAGTCGGCTACCATAAAGTAACCTTCTATAATTCTTTTTTCTTCGTCCTTTACGTTAAACTTATACTCCGACTGTTTACTAAATGCCATCCAGTTACTTTCTATTGCAGGTTGGTCTACTAGTGCAATAGCTGTCACTCCTGACTCGTCATCTGTGTCAATTACTAATTCAAATACTTCTATTTTTTCCATTGTGTTATATTTTAAAAAGTTGCGCTTTCTTCTATTACGCTTACATTGTTTTGTGTGTTGGTTATATCTGTTTCAGTTACAAATACCTGTTGATTGCCTAAAATTGTGCTAGTGTTACTTACTGGAGTAATAGCTGCTCCTCCTCCTGCATCAGGGCCTGTAGGTGTAACATCTGTGCTTGATGGTGCTGTAGGTATTTGAGCAGTTCCTGCAAATTTCTGTTTACTTATTGCAGCTATCTGTAAAGCTCCTGCTGCTCCTGCTGCTCCTGCTAAAACAAAGTTCAAAGGTGGGGGCGCACTTGCTAAGGCTTGCAGTATTGCTTGTGATGTATTAATAGCAGCCATAGCTATATCCATTTTCTTTTTACGTTCAAAATGGACTTTTAAAATAGAATCTCTCCTTTTAGCAAATGCAAACTCCTCCGCTTCTGTTAATTTTCTTTTGGCTGTTTCATTGCTATATTCTGCGTCTATGGATGCTAGAGCATTATCTCTTACAGCATCGTTTACACTCATTATAGATTCGGCTGTTTGTTGTGCTAGCGCTAAACCTTTTTCTAATGCTTCTTTTTTCGCTTGCTTTTCTGCTTCTATTCTTGCTAATTCTCTTAAGTGTTCCTCTTCTTTTTGAAAAGCTAAGCTATTATTTATTTCTATTAGATTATTTGTAAATTCATCCGTAGCATTAATCTCATTCTCAAATAAAGTTGCTTTCTTTTCATCTAGCTCTATATCTTCCATTAAAGCATCTTTCTTAGCTTGCTGCTCTTTAGACCTAGCCATAGCCCTATCCGCTGCGCCTGCTTCCCATGCCTTTTGTCTTGCTGCTTCTGCTTCTGCTGCTTTCTTTTCTAGTGCTGCTACATCTATTGCAAAGCCCGACCTTGCCGCTGCTGCTACAGCATGAGATTCTACTTGTTTGTTTTCTGCTTTTATTAGGTTTAATATAGCGTCTACTTCCTCGTTAGCTGCTGCTATGTTTTCTTTTTGCTTTTCTAGTAATGTTTCTCTAGGGTCATTTAATACATTAGTTGCTATTTCCCATGCGCTCAATTCCTCAATTAAGTTTCCTGTTGCCTGAGTCTCCGCTTCTAGTTGTTTAGCTACTGCTTCGTTAAGTTTTTCTTGTAGCGCCTTAGTTCTAGCCTGAGCTTCTAAAGATGCTGTATAAGCATTCATGGCGTCTGTAGCTTCTTTTGTATTTATGGTTTCTAGTGTTAAATTACCTAAGTACTCAGGGCTTAATTTGTTTAATTCTTGTATTGCTTTATTTCTTGCGTGTTTTGTTTGGGTTTCATCTTTTGCAATAGCCGATAGTCTTTCTAGTTCTGCTTGCTCATTAGCCATTCCAGAAATTACATCCTCTTGTATTTCTTTTAATATTTCCTGCTCTCTACTTGCTTCTTTTGTGCTAGATGCAAATGCTATTAAAGCTGCTCCTGCTGCTGCTAAGGCAGTAATTAAAATAGCAATAGGATTAGCTTTTACTACTGCATTGAATACCCTTTGCGCTACTGTTGCAATTTTTATTTGACCAGTTAATAGCTTTGTAGTTGCTGCATACGCTTTTTTCGCTGTGTCTAGTAACCACGTTTTAGCTGTTGCTATAGTTGTTGCTATTGTTTCTTTTACTTGCTCAATAGTGCCATCTTCTATAAGATTGTTATATAACTTTCGCGCAGAACTTAACCCCTCAATAGCTCCCTTCAAGCCCATTGAAACCATCATAGCCTTTTCGATATTTCTACCTACTTCCTCCATAGTTTCATTTTCTCCACCTAGCAAAATAAAAGAGGTTGTTAAGTCTCCTACTGCACCTGCAACGCTTCCGATTTCTGAGGCTACTTGCTCTCTGTCTAGACCTTCAAAAGACAACTCCATGTTTTTAATCTCTTTAGAGGTTCCTGCCATTTGAGTCGCTAACCTTTTAAACTCTTTTCGACCTTCCTCAGTATTTCTATTGGTATTTTTTAGTTTTGTCTGTAAATGGTCAAACCCTTTTTCCAAGTCACCCAAAGACATCTGCGCTCTGTCAGCTTCTATTTCTATACTTATTGCTATTTGTTCATCTGTCAATGCCATGTTATTCTATAATTTTGTAATTTATTCCATCGAATTGTACGACTACCGATTTATGGTTAGCTGTTAGACTGGTAGTATCTGAGCCATCTATTAAAACAGGTGCAGAAGACTTTACGCGAACAGTATTTGAGCTTCCTACCTTTTTAAAATTCCATGTCTTGCCCTGAGTTGGATTAGTAGGCAAGGTTACATCTATATTGCCTGCGCTTGCATCACATAAGTATAGTTTAACCTCCTCTGTTGCTGTAGTGTCTGCTGTTATACTTACAACGCTTCCTGCTCCTCTTATCTCATTGTTAACATAGGTTACATTCGACTCTGTTACAGTTGTATTAGAGGTGTTAATTAATGTTACATTTTTAAGGTTAGACTCTACTAGGTTGTTATTGCCTTGTATGTTTATGTTTACACAATTTGAGCTTACTTTATTATTGTCTCCTACAATGTCAACATATCTAGATGTTCTGTTTATGTTATTGCCAAAGCCTTTTACATTTGCGCTCTTTTCTGTTAGTATGTTGTTATTTGACATTATTTTATAAGAGCTTGCGGGCATCTTTTCATCTGCTATGTCCTCAGTATATCCTCCTACTAATGGTTTGGTAGTAGCTGTAAAAGTTTGCGCTGTTTTTAGTTTTAAAAATTTACATTCGCTTACCTCATAACTGTTAGGAATATACTTTACTTCTTGTAGTCTAAAATAGGCATTATCAAAAAAGTATTGTTTCTTAAAATCTAAGTTATAAATGTCTGTAGGATTTAATAAAAAGTATGCTGTAACTAACCTACTGTCTTTGTCTGTTTGCTCCTCTAATTCTT